AAGGAAGATGAAACGAACATTCAAGCCAGATATTATTTTTATTGATTATATTAATATATGTGCCTCATCAAGATTTAAGGCAGGTTCTAATGTAAACAGTTATACTTATATCAAAGCAATCGCTGAAGAATTAAGAGGTTTGGCTGTAGAATTAGATGTGCCTATTGTGACGGCAACACAAACAACCAGAGGTGGTTTTGTATCAAGTGATATAGGTTTAGAAGACACCTCTGAATCCTTTGGGCTTCCAGCAACAGCAGACTTTATGTTTGCGTTGATCTCTAGTGAAGAACTAGAAAAGGCAGGGCAAATGCTTGTCAAACAATTAAAAAACAGATATAATGATCCAACACTTAATCGTAAGTTTATTATTGGTGTTGATCGTGCAAGAATGAAACTATTTGATATTGAACAACAAGCACAAAACTTAATACAACCAGAGGAGACAAAATATGTCGAACATAACCTTAAAGAAACGCAAGAAGAAAGCGCCGAAGAAAAGTACAAAAAGTTCCAAGACTTCCAGTTCTAATCTAGAGTATTCTGTAAAGACTAGAAAAAGAGGCAAAGGATATTCTTTTCAAGTAATCGAAAATAAAACAAGTATAGTGCAAACATTTAAGTTTCGTGAAGAAGCTAAGAAATTTGCAGATTTTCACAATAAAAATCAAGTTTGGAAAGTAAATGGGGGTATTCCTAAGTTTCTCCTTGACTAAATAGTTACTTTAGTATATACATGGGAGTAATGATGTTAAAGTTTAAAGAATACTTACGGGAACTAACTATATCGCCAGACTATCAACAAAAGGGGCAGTTTAATCCTTTTTATACTGTCACGCCTGAAATAGAAAAATCTGTTAAAAAAGAAGTCAAACCTAAAAAAGAATTAAAGTTTAAAAGTGTAGATAAAACCAAAGGCACCTCTCTTGGTGATAAAGGTAAATTTCCATTTCAAGTATTCGATGGTGATAAACAATTACCATATTCAATAAGTCTCAGAATGAAAGATGTCATGGGTCACTATGGCATGAAAACCCGAAAAGATTCCACAGCGTCAGCAAATGTAAATGAATTTATGTCTTTGTATTTTGCAAAGTACCCTAAGTTTACTGATGTTGCAACATTTTTAAATGATATAGGTGGCAAGACTGGTGGCACAGGTATTCATATGGTTGTCAAAGGAAAAGAAGAGGAAATTACTTTTGACTTTCTAAGACAAATGATTGATAAAGATGAGACGCCTGAAAAAGATATCAATATAGGATATCAAATGGCAAAAGCCGTTAGAAAAGATTTACCTAAAAAACCAATCAAATACTTCTGGACTGCTCGTGGAAAACCTGGTGGTATTCATAAAAATAATCCTAGTGATATTATTTTACAAATAGGCAGAACAGATTACATTGGTTATTCTAATAAAGCAACAGTAGGTAAAGATGTCACACCTAAATTCAATACAGCGATTCACAGTTTTTATAAAAAATTAAATGATGGTAGACAATATAAAAATGTAGTTGATTTAATGGACAAAGCATGGAATGATACAGCAAAAACTGTAAAAGGAAAAAATGCAAAGAAGGCTTTAAGTAAGTTTAATATTTCAAGAGAGAAACCTAGTGAGAGTATTAGTAAAAGAGCATTTGCAACATTGGCAAAAGAGTTTGCAAAAGATAAATTAAATTTTTATAAAGATGATTTTTACTATGGTTATAGAAATAGTCTAATTGATAATTTTGGTTCATATTTAAAGAAACCAAAAAACTTAATGTATTTTTTAAACACAATAGGAATATACATGTATCCTGATAGTGCTGATACTACACCGTGTCCGTATAAACTTTTAGTTGGTACAGAATCAAGTGCAACAATAAAAGATGTTGCGAGTAATGAAGAATACAAAGAATTTTTATTAAACAAAGATGTGAAAAATTATGGTGGGGTAAAATACATCTATGATGGTAAATCTCAACAATTTACTTTATCGTTTAAATATAAACTTTTAGGTATAGATGTGTCGATACCAATAACATCAAGGACAAGAGCTGCAGGTGGTTGGGCAGGTAAATCACTATACATTAACACACCAGGAATAAAAGTAAAATAATGGACTTACTAAACGAAGACAAGAATACACATTTAGAACATCTTGAAGATGACATAATCAATAATGGTTATGAAGGTGGTCAAAATGCGATAAACTTTTTAATTAGTTTGAATGAAATGTTAGCAGGACATAGTACAAGTAAACTAAATGTCACAACAAAATGGGATGGTGCTCCTGCGATAGTTTGTGGACCAAGTCCTGAAAACGGTAAATTCTTTGTAGGTACAAAGTCAGTATTTAATAAAACACCAAAAGTTAATTATACAATACAAGATATACGAAACAATCACGATGGTCCTGTTGCGAATATTTTAAGAGAATGTTTACAATATCTCTCTGGTTTAGGTATGAAAGAAATACTACAAGGTGATTTAATGTTTACTAATTCATCTAAAAAGAAAACACCATTTAAAGATCCTACAGGTAAACAAGAAGCAATGATTTCATTTCAACCTAATACAATAGTTTATATGGTACCCGAGAATACACCATTTGGTAAAAAGATCGCAAGAAGTAAATTAGGTATTATTTTTCATACAACATATAAAGGTAGAAGTTTTGATAAGTTAAATGCTAAATTTGGTGCAAATGTTTCTAAGTTAAGAAGAACACCAAATGTGTGGTTTGATGACGCAAGTTATAAAGATGTATCAGGTAATGCATTGATGACAATAGGTGAAAGTCAACAATTACAAAAGACTATAAACATGGCGTCAGGTTCACTAAAAAAATCAAAAGAATTATTAAATAAAATTAAAACAGAAAAGAATACTTTGTCAGTAGGTGTACAATTAAAATCATATTTAAATAGTTTTATTCGTGCAGCAACAGATTTACCTAGTACAAAAGAAACAGCAAATAAGTTTAGAGAGTTTTACAAAGAGAGAACACAAAAAGAAATAGACGCAGTAAAGAGAGACACATCAAAACAAAAATATCAAACAATACAAGATACTGGTTTAAAATTTATTGATGATCATAATGAGAGTGTTTACTTTGCTTGTGCAACATATAAAACACTACAAACAGCAAAAGGTGTAATTATATCAAAATTAAACAAAGCAAAAAGTATTGGTACATTTAAAAGAACAGACAAAGGTTTAGTGGCAACAAATCCAGAGGGTTATGTTGCAGTAGATAAAAAAGGTAAAGCAGTAAAACTTGTAGATAGATTAGAGTTTAGTATTCAAAACTTTACAGCTGCAAAGAATTGGGAGACAGGTAGTAGAAATGTTGACATTTAAACAATTTTGTGAAGATGTAAGAAAAATGCCAGGTGGTGGGTATGGCGTTTATGCAGATAAATTTGTAAAAGGTAAACGAGTAAAAACACCAGGTGGCAAACATGCGAAAGAACTAAAAAAAGTTTACAAAAATGAAAAAGACGCTAATGATTACATGGCTGCAATAATGATAGCAAAAGGTGGTGGGTAATGATTACTTTTAAAGAATTTGCAGAGAAGAAAAAAAGAACATGTCCACCAGGGTATAGATACGATACAAACTTAAACCAATGTGTGCCTAAATTTCCTAAGTACAAATATTATGGTAGAATAGGACCAGGACCAAAACAAGAACCACAGAATACAAGTGGTAATGGTAATGCAAATGGTAATGGCAACGGAAATGGTAATGGTGCTCAACAAGGTGGTAATGGTAATGGTGGTAACGGTGGCAATGGAGGCAATGGGGGCAACGGTAGTTAATGGAAAGATTTTTAATTAAAGAAGGTTTATATGACCCAGGTATCTTCAAGGCATTTTTTCTTGCAGGTGGTCCTGGTTCTGGTAAAACATTTGTCACTAAAAAGATTACCGGTGGTCTTGGTTTAAAAAATGTAAATTCAGATACAGCATTTGAAGTTGCATTAAAGAAAGCAGGTTTATCTTTAGATATGCCAGCAAGTCAAGAAAAAGAAAGAGACGAAATAAGAGCAAGATCAAAACGACTAACAGCAAAAAGACTAGACTTATACATTATGGGTAGATTAGGTTTAGTTATTGATAGCACAGCAAGAGATACTAAAAAGATAGAAATAGGTTTAAGTGCTTTAAAAAGATTAGGTTATGATTGTTATATGATTTTTGTAAATACAAGTTTAGATGTTGCATTAGCAAGAAATGCTAAAAGAGATAGAAAAGTACCAAGAGACATTACAATTAAAAGTCATAAACAGATACAAGCAAATATGGGTTATCTACAAAGAATATTTGGTATGAAAAATTTTATTGTTATTGATAATAATAAATTCAATGATGATATATTAGAAAAGTCATACAAGATGGTAAGAAAAATAGTAAAGAAACCCATACAAAATTACACAGCAAAAATGTGGTTAAAAAAAGAATTAGAAAAAAGACAAATAAAAGAAGACATCAATATACCAATCAAAGTTGGTGATGTTGTAAAAGGTGGTAAGTTTAAAAACAAATCTATCACAGTTAAAAAGATAGGTAAAAATGATAAAGGTGATATCACGATAAATGACAAACCTTTACTAAAAGTTAGAATACCATCATTCAAAGAGTTTGCTGAGAAAGCACCTAATACTGCTGACGCAATGAAAAGATACAGAGCAGGTAAGGCTGGTTTCACAGACAAAGCACATCTAAAAGCAAAAGGTTTAATACCTAGAGCAGACGGAACAAAAAGAAAGAGCGACAAATACAAATGAAAACAATTAGTGAATTACTAAAAAGAAATACAGGTAGAAGTAAACCTGTCGTGTTTGCATTTGGTAGATTGAATCCACCTACGATTGGACATCAAAAGCTCATAGAAAGAGTTATTACAATAGCAAAAAGGGTTAAAGGCCTACCTGTGCTATATGTAAGTGCAAGTCAGGATAAAAGAAAAAATCCATTGACAGTAAAGCAAAAAGTAGATTACTTAAAAAAAGTATATCCACGAGGCATAAAGATATTACCAGCAATTGGAAGTGAACGTACATTTATGGAAATATTGAAAAATAGATTTGATAAAAAATTTACTGATGTTTATATGATTGCAGGAAGTGATAGAGTTGCTGAATTTAAAAGGCTAATTAAACAATATAACGGTAAGGACTATAATTTTGATACTACGGAAGTCGTGAGTGCTGGTGAAAGAGATCCAGACGCTACTGGTGCAACAGGTATGAGTGCTAGTAAGATGAGAGACTTTGCTATGAGAAATGATTACACCAGTTTCAAAAAAGGACTTATCACAGGCACCAAGGAGAAGGACGCTATGAAATTATTTAAAGACTTAAAAAAAGGTATGGGAGTGAACGAGGCTATGGCACCAGAAGATGATGGTTTAAGAATGATTAGAGAAAATTATCATAATAATGAAATATTTAATATGGGTGATATGGTTGAAAATATTAACAACGGTAATGTTGGTAAAATTATTAAAAGAGGACCAAACTATGTACAATATGAAATGGAAGATGGTGGTGTAGAGAAAGCATGGCTAAATGAACTAACACCAGCAAACAATATTGATAGTGAGATACAAGTTGAAGATGTTGATAAAAAGAAATTAGTATTACAAAAAAATGCTAGTCAATTAAAATCATTTAAATCTTTTGAAGAAGAAATCAATTCAGCAAAAGACGCACAGAAAAAAGATGTTGAAGATGAACAAAGTGAAACTGAAAAAGATGAAAAGAAAGATAAAAAAAGAAAGTTACCTATTGAAACACCAGGTCAACCAAAAATTGCAAATGTAGATACTTGGTCACAAGGACCAGATCAAGCAGATCAAATTAGAACTATGAGAACATTTAATATAAAAACACCTGGTCAAGTAAGAGACTATGGTAAATTAGTTGGTGATCGAAAGTTTCAAAAGTTTGAAGAAGTTGAATTAGATGAAAATATATCTAAAGTCACCACTAAAAAATCTGGATCAGATACAAATGTTTTTTATAGAGGAAGAACAAAGTATGGTTCTAATAAACAGATTGGTTATTATTTTAAAGAAAGAGGTAGATTTGTAGTATACCATGATAATCAAGATGATAAAGATGATTTTACACAAGAAGATGAAGCGAGAAACGAAAGAGAAGCTATTAAAATAATTTATGACACAGCAAAAAGTAATAGGGTTATTAGAGAAAGTACAATTGAAGAAAAAGGTCTATGGCATAATATTCACATGAAAAGAAAGCGTGGCGAAAGAATGAGAAAGAAAGGTGAGAAAGGCGCACCTACTCCTCAACAAATGGCA